TAGTAAGTTAGTTGTTATTTTCGATCATTTTAAGACAGAAAATAATGATGGAGTTTTTGCTAGTGTAGAATCTTTCTATGATGCTGATTATGATGATATTCCAAGTTATGAGTTTGGTGGAGAGAAATGTTATTTAAGTGATCTTATTGACTGGAGAATTGATGCTTCTAATATTTTAAATGGAAATGGAGAAATAGATTCAAGTGTTTATACTATAGGAACTATTATTTCTGGTACAACATTAACAACTGCTAGTGGTGATTTTGCTAATACAGCATTCCAACAAACAGGTAAATATCTATTACCAAGTGGTACAACTGACGGAGATGTTGAATATTACTTAGCTAGAAGAGATGAACTATATCTTGATAAGAATGGTAAGTTTATTAGTAAAGAAGGTATTCCTAGTTTATTCCCAGAAGCTCCATCTGATGCACTTGCTAATGCTATGAAGGTATTATCTATTGATATGCCTGCATATATCAGAGATTTAAATGATGTTAAGATAAGAAGACATTATCAAAGAAGATACACCATGAAAGATATTGGTGGTCTTGAGAATAGAATACAAAATATAGAATACTATACACAATTAAGTTTATTAGAAACTGATACTAAAAACCTATTCATTGCCGATGGTAGTGGTAATAATAGATTAAAGAATGGGTTCTTAGTAGACAATTTCTCATCTCATGCTATTGGTGAACCAAGAGAACCAAACTACAAGTGTTCTATGGATACCACTATGGGTGAGTTAAGACCTCAACACTATAGTACAAATAGCACTTTAGTTTATGATACTGAACCTACAAATTACATGAAGGGTGATTTGTTGATGCTTAATTATACTGATCAATTATTAGTTGAGCAACCATATGCATGTGTTCTTGAAAATGTAAACCCATTTGCTGTTGTATCATGGGTTGGTTTAATGAATGTATTTCCAGCATCTGATGACTGGATAGAAGAGAATCGTTTACCAGAGTCATTAACAGAAGTAGAAGGAGATTATGAAGCAAAAATACGTGAACTTGGTATAGACACTAATAGTGGTTTTGGACCTACAGAATGGAATTCATGGGAAACCCAATGGACAAGTAAAGAAGTTACTGGTAGAAGAAGTTATATTGAAAGACAAAAATGTGGTGGTCCTCCAATCAGAAGAGTTACTGAGACAACTACTACAACAACTACGGGTCAAAGTAGAAGTGGTATAAGGGCGTTTGTAACACCACGTGTTGATAGAAAAGTTCTTGGAGACAGAGTTGTTGATACAAAATATGCTCACTTTAAGAGATCTAGGAACTTCTCTATTACTGGATATAGATTAAAACCAAATATTAGAGTGTATCCATTCTTAGATGGTAAAGATATATCTGCATATACAACACCTAAGATAATTGAAATATCTATGACTGCTGGATCAGTAGCATTCCAAAGTGGTGAACCTATAGTAGTAACAGGTAATGTTAATAGAAAATTTAAGTGTAAATTAGGACAACCTCAAGGAGGAATTTCTAAACTTAACAAACCTTACAGTATAGACCCATACACTGGTAATGAAATTACAGCTACTGCATATAGTACTACATCTACTTTCCTTAACTTAAACATAGCAACTATGCAGAAGTTGGGTGGAAGTAATTATGGTGGTTATCTTCTAGAAGGAGATGTAATTGCTGGTGTTACTAGTGGTGCTACTGCTACTGTAACTAAGAAACATCTTATTGCTGATGATAAAGGTAACTTAAGAGCAAGTATCTTTATTCCAGATCCAACTGACGATTCTAATCCAAGATGGAAAACTGGAGAATCTATTGTTAGATTAACTGACAGTCCAAGTAATTCATTAATTCCTGGTGATGCTGATAGTTCTGCTGAAGGTACATATAGTGCTAATGGTACTATCTTAACTAAACAAAGTGATGTTCTTTTAGTAAGGAACGCTGAAGTTGTACATGAAACAGTTAGTGATACTAGGACAATAACATCATCATCAACTCAAACTAGAGCTGGTGGTTGGTATGACCCTCTTGCACAATCATTCTTAATTGAAGAAGCAGGTGGATGTTTTATATCTAAGATTGACGTATTCTTTAATACAAAGGATACTGCATTACCTGTAACAATGCAAATTAGAGAGATGGTTAATGGTTATCCTTCTCCTATAATATTAGGTACTGTAAACTTAGATCCATCTAATGTTAATATATCAGATGATGCTTTAACTGCAACTACATTTGTATTTGAAACTCCTGTTTATCTTCTAGAAAGAAAAGAATACTGTTTTGCTCTATTGACATCTTCAGTTGAGTATAAGGTATGGTTATCAGAAATGGGTAAAGATGATTTAACTGGAGAAAGAATATCTAAACAACCATATGCAGGTGTTTTATTCAAGTCACAAAACGCATCTACATGGACTACTGCAGAAATGCAAGACATGAAGTTTAAAATTTATAGAGCAAAATTTGATATAAGTGAATCTCCTAGTATTACTATGAATGTGGATACTAGTGGAAATCTATTCTATAATAAGTTAAGAAGAGATCCTATTGAACTAACTGTTAATAGTGGTAGAATGAAGGTCTATCATAAGAATCATGGAATGTATGATTCAGCATCTTATGTAGAGTTAAAGGGTGTAAGTAGTGAAAAATATGCTAACCTAGATGCTGATTATAACGGTGTTGCTGGTTCGGCCATAACATTATCTGGATCATACACTGATTTTAAATATAATGCAATTGATAGAACTGTAGATGGAACAACAAACCCTATAGCTACAGGATCAAGTTCTATAGTTGTAACCGATGATACAGGTATAGAAATTGGAGATGTTGTTACTTCTGCTGGTAGTATATTTGCTTCAAATTGTAGAGTAACAAACAAATCTGGAACAACAATAACTATAGCACCAGATACTATTAACACTTCTTCTGTAACTTCTTCAACAACTGTTACATTTACTAATCCTATTGACGGAAAATTACCTTCAAATTCAAATCCAGCATATGTTAAAATAGGAGATTGTGTATACAGTTATAACCCATTAACTGGAATAAGTACCGAAGCTAATAATCAATATACTATTACTACTATTGGATTAGTTGAAGGTACAGCACCAAGTAGTGGATTTAAGAAAGATTCTGGATGGCAAGCAGAACACTATGTTGTTAATGGTATTCCTTTAACAGAAATCAATAAAATTCATAATCAACTAGAGTACATAACTCTTGATAGTTATCAAATTGATTTAAGTTCTTTGACAAGAACTCTTGCAACTACTAATACTACATTTGGTGGTGACAATGTATATGGAAGTAAGAACATACCATATCATTCAATAATGCCTTTAATAGGGTATAGAGAGTTACCTGGCACTGCTATAGATGCTTCATTTAGAAGTACTACTGGATCATCTATAGGAACGTCTGCATTCAGTAAACCTGCAGCGGCTTCTGTTCCAACTCAAAGATCCTATAAGAGAGATTCTGCCTTTAGTCCTATTGCATTAAATGAGCATAATTACTACAGTACACCTAGAGTAATTGCATCTGCTATTAATGAAGAGAGACAGATGGTAGGTGCTCAATCTGGTCAATTACAGTTTACACTTTCTAGTACATCAGATAATTTAAGTCCTGTAATAGATCAAGATAGAATGAGTATAGTAACAACTGGAAACAGAGTTACTGACTTTGATGGAACTTTTGATAAAGAGTTCTTCTTCAATGATGATTCTAACTATGATATTGGTTCAAGTCCAAAGCAAGATTTCAATGGTGCAAACTACATCACTAAGTTGATAACAGTTGCTAATGAGTGTACTTCATTAAGAATTGATTTTGCTGCATATAACTCATCAGAAACTGATATTGATGTATATGTTAAATTACTAACAGGTGATGAAACTAATCCTGGCGATCAAAGTTGGGATGAGTTGACTGCTGTTAACTACTCTGGTAGTAAGAATGAATTTGATTTTGTTGACTATTCATATCAGAAAGATCTTTCTGGAAAGCAGTTTACACAATATCAAATTAAACTCAGAATGAGATCTCGTAATGCTGCTGTTGTACCTATTATTAAAGATTTAAGATGCATAGCTCTAGCTTAATACCAGTAGAAGGAAATTCAAATTTAAAAAGAGATCCTAAAACAGGAGCGATAGTAAATACTGATCGTAGCGAATATGAGAAATATATTGCTCAACGTGAGGCAAGACAGTCAGATAAAGAGAGATTAAACAAGTTAGAGTCGGAAATTTCCGAAATTAAACAGTTGTTAGTTAAATTGACAACTGGTATAAATACAAAATGATGTAGGAATAATTAATGCTAGCTGCGGTAACCAATTTAATTGCTTATCAGGGTGCTGATTTTACAAACACTTTCTATGTAACTAATGATAACGGATCAAGTTTTGACTTGACTGGTTTCACTGCTGCAGGAAAGATAAAGAAGCACTACACGAGTAATACCTCAACAGATTTTGGAGTACTAATTGTACCTCCAGTAACTTCTGGTGCTATTACCATATCTTTGGGTAATGCTACAACAGCAGCAATGACTCCTGGTAAATATGTTTATGACGTTGTGGTAACATCAGCTCAGAATGTAAAATCCAGAATACTGGAAGGTGTAATAACTATCGTAGAAGGAGTAACAGTATGAGTAGAGTTAGATTTGGGGATCAGGTATCTCCACAGGTATCTCGAATCGCTATAGGTGGTGCAGCAACCCTACAAAACCTTGCTGACGTTGACACAAGCACTGTTGGGCTTGCAGAAGGTTATGTTTTAGTATATGACTCAGCGAGTCAGAAATTTCAAACAACAAATGTTCTTAATCACGTAACAGTAAACGGGGGTAGCTTCTGATGGCATCAACCATCCTAGTAAAAAGAAGTACTGGCACAACCGTACCTAGTTCTTTAGAATTTGGTGAGTTAGCTTTAACGGTTGGTACTGGTACTCAAGTCAACCGAGGAGATAGAATCTTCATTGGTGATAATAATACTACAGTCCAAGTAATTGGAGGTAAGTATTTCACTGACATGTTAGATCATGTTCATGGAACTCTTACTGCAAATTCTGGAGTTATTGTTGACAACAACAGTAAAATAGACAGATTTAGAGTAGACGATATTAATATAGACGGTAATGTAGTCGAAACTGACACTACAGACCAAGATATGATCTTCCGTGCCAATGGTACAGGTAAGATTGTAGTAGAAGATAGTCAGGAATTTGAATTTGGTACTACTGGAGATATCGAATTTAAGTTTGACGAAGTAGCAAACGTTCTAAGATTAGATAGAGTCGGGGCTAATGTGCCTGAGCTTCGACTTCAAGATGATCTTAAGATTCAGTTTGGTACAGACGGAGAAGGAAGTATACGTTATGACGAAGCATCTATTGATAAAGTAAGAGTTGAAGGTGCTGATTGGCAGTATGATAATGGAGTTCAAATTACTGCTGCTGACTTAACTGATGCAACAAACAGAACCAACGCTGCTGTAATGATCTCTGGTGGTTTGGGTGTTGATAAAATTGCATGGATTAAGGAACTTAAAGTTGATGATGATGCTGCTATTGGTACATCAAATACAGACCAGTTAACTGTTGAATCTACGACAACATTTAACGCTGCTGTTACCTTCAACGGAACTAACGTATACAGTGGTACTACTAGTTTAACAGGTCAGTTAAACGTTGATAACCTTAGAATGGATGGTAATACCATTTCTACAACTGCTGGTTCACAAATTATATTAGACCCAGATCCAGTCAATGGAGATGCTGCAGGTGACCTTGTTATTAGAGGAAACCTTCAAGTTGCTGGTACAACTACAACTGTTAACTCTACTCAGATGACAGTAAATGATCCTGTGTTTAACATAGGTGATACTACTTCTGAAAAAGCATTAACAGCACAGACACTAGCAAACGGTACAACATTTAATATTGATAATCCTTCTGGTATTGCTACTGGTGGATTAGTAACTGGTACTAACGTTGGTAGTGGTGGTAGAACAATTACTGGTATAGATGTAGTATTCCATACTTCTGGTTCAATCAGTGGAGCAAGTAATGGAGATGCTATTTATCATAAGAAAGGTGGTGTATATGAACAGTTAGGTACTTTTGTTTCACAAACAGCATCTACTGTTAGAGTTACATTAAGTGCTGCACTTACTCTTAGAGAGACAGCATTCTATGAGGGAACTGAATTAGCAGATGGTAACACTGGTAGTCCTACTACAGTAACAATCAATAAAGATTCTACTGATCAGTCATGTTTTGAACTTACAGTTCTAACATTAAACTCTGGTATCTCTGCACAGATGGAGATAGGTGACTTTGTTACTATTACACAGGGTTCTAATGACGGAATGGATCGTGGTATCCAATACTCATATCATAATGGATCTGCAATCAAGCATGGATTCTTTGGTTTTGATAGAACTGCTGGTAAAGATGGTTTAGGTGCATTTACTTTTATAGAAGATGCAACTAACACTAACAATATCTTTACTCATACTTTTGGTGCAGTTAGTTCTGTAGCAAAAGAGAAAGATGATA